CTAATGCCATTGTCGGTCCTGTTGCCAAGCCGCCTTCTGCAAGTGCAGGCATTTTACTTTTAACTAAACTTGACAAAGCTACAAGGGCAATACCACCTGCAATAGCAACCGCAGGATTAATTGGAGGCTTTAATGCTAATTTAATACCAGCAGCAGTTATACCTGTTTGTATAGCTAACTTTCCAAACTGTGCTAAAGCATCAGCCATTGGAGTAATTAAAGCTTTAATACTAAATCCTGCACCAGATAAAGCATTGCCTAACTGCTCGCCAAAGCCAATGGCTAAATCGTTTAATGTGCTATCAACTATTGTTTTTAAACCTTCATTTAATCTTGCAAAAGAATCTTTTAATAAATTTATTTTTTCATCTGTAACTTGCACTGCATTACCAGCTGCTATTTGAGCATCTTTAAATGCGTTTGTATTTTGTGTTAATCTCTCTGTTTCAGCAGTTGCACTTTTTAATTGATCAGGCAATAAATTTAAGGTAGGCAATAAATTTGTTGCATCCATTGAACCTCTTGAGCCTACTGCACCACCACCGCCACCTCCACCAGTAGAACCTGCATTTGTTGTGCCAGTAGAAATAATACTACCTCCTCCTCCACTTGCTTTTGCACCAGTAGTAAACAATGAAGCAAGTTTACCTTTTAAACTATCAACCGTTTCTCCAATACTTTTAAATTCAGTAGCAACAATTCTTTGCTCTTTTTGATATTCGGTTAATCCATCAAGATTAAATAATTTTAATCCAAGAGATTTTTGTAAATTATCTATACTTTTTAAAACTGATGCCACACCTGACATCACGCTATTTTTAATATTTATCCATATATTTTTAAACCTATCAGTAAATGCTTGCCAATTATCATATACATATAAGGCAATCGCACCAAGCGCAGCAATTGATGCGGTGACTACTAAAATCATTGGGTTAGCTGCTAAATAGGTAAATGCTTTACTTATATTACCTATTCCTTGCACCACAAACTTAGTAGCACCAACTAAAGCACCGTATGTGCTTATTAATTTTCCTACAATAAAAATAATAGGTCCTATAGATGCAGCCACTAAAGCAGCCTTAACTATGAAGCCTTGCGTCTCTGGATTAAGCGCCTTAAATCCATCTACTAATGCTTGTATATATTTGCTTAAACTTTCTGCAACGGCTTGTAAATTTAATGATTCATTTATAGCCTTGCCAAATTCCGCAAGAGATGCCGTTACATTATCCTTTAAATTATCAAACGTATTCCCTAACCCTCCTTGCGCCCTTTCCAACTTACTTAAGGCAGATACGGATCGCGTAATAAATTCCTCGCTACTTACACCTATTGCCCTTATACCTTCTGCAGTAACTGTGCCAAATTCCTCTTTCATTACACGCGCAAACTCTGGCAGTCTTTCTTTAATCTGATTAAGGTCTTCCTGAGTCACTTTACCAACTGCACTTATCTGACTTAAAGCCAATGTTACACCGCTAAACTGTTCTGCTCCTCCTCCTGACCTCGCAACTGCATTTCCAAATTGCGTTATAGTTTCGCGAGCAGCATCGGCACTCATTCCTACACTTTGCAAAGAAGCCGAAGCCTTAACAACTTCAGGTAAAGCAAGACCAGGATTCTCGGCAACTTTCCTTAATTTATCTAACTCCTCTTTTGCTCCTTCGCTACTACCCATTATGGCAATTAATCCATTTTCCAGCTTCTCCATGTCAGCAAATGCCTTTAATGAAGCTGCGCCAACACCAATCAATGGCAGTGTAATAGACTGCGTCATGGTGCTGCCTATAGATTGCATTTGTGAGCCAAACTTAGCCATGCGACTTTCCACCTTGCCCAGTTCTCTGGAAAGGTTGGAAACATCTATTCCAAGTTTAAGATTTAACTGTGCTGCATTTGCCATTATTACTCTTTATCCCATTTTTCAAAAATTGATTTATCAATTTCTGTTAAACTTCGTTTTATTGGTTTAGCATTATCATTCTCCCAAGGAAATTCAATCAAATCTTTTGGCTTAATTGATTTGCCTTTTGCCGTATGAACATTTAATAAAAGTGTTGTTTGCCATCTGGTTCTTTCCCACTCAAATTGCTGCTCTATTTCAAATTGATTATTATAACCTTGCATGGCTATAATAACCTCTCTTAATGTCATTTCATAAAATTGCGGAGGTGGAAATCTTAAGACTCCAAAGCAAAATCGTTCGATATACTCCAGTGTTAACTCACCGCCTCCGCTATCTCGTTTTTTCTTTCCGGATCTTCAGGAACTGAAATCTCATTTGTTATCAGCTCCGTTATCCTATTTATACCTCCCTTGTCCAAGTCTACTAAGTCGCAAAACTTTTCTAAAGTATATGGACATTTCTCTCCTTTTGCTTTGTATCCAGCCTGCACACCGGCAAAGGCAAGTTCAAGCGCAAATAAGAGGTCTTCGCCAAGTTGGGAGAGGTCACTTAGCTTAAGATTCCTCTCCCTTAAAAATGTACCTAAAACGAACATACCAAACTTTACTGGAATGTCCGCTTCAGCTATTTTTATTGTTTTCATTTTAGGTAATTTTTAATTCTAAGATTTAACTGACTTTGTAATTGCACCAGTAACTTCAAACGAAGCTGAGTAGCTTGTATTTTCCTCTACGGCTGCGTTTAAATCCAATGATGTACAGATGGCAGACATTGTAAACACGTTATCACCGCTAACATCAGTAGTAAACTTAATAGTTAGAGCAGTTCCACTTATCAAATCTGTAAAAAGATCATCAAACAAGTAATTTGTAGAAGAGTCACCAGGACCAGCATACAATGCCTCCGTTGACAAAGTGCCTGAAAGCTGACCTTTTTTAACTTCTCTCCATCCACCGCTTGCGCTATCTTTGGTTAAGATTTCACGCATAGCTGCAGTGATGTTCATTTGGCAGGATGTCGCGTAACCGATAGCAGTGCTATCTTTGTATAGTCGCATCAACGTACCATTAATTATTCCAGTTGTTGCCATTTTATTATTTTTTAGCTTTTGACAAATCTATATTAACATCAATTTTTTCCAATTCATTCTCATCCTGAAAATATTCCATGGGCATAGGCACAGGAACATAAATAGGTTGAGGTGCTTCTTGTGTTTTCTTTTCAGGCATTTGTTCTACCACAAAATCATCATCAAGATGTTCTGCAATGCCATCGGCAATAAGTTGCTTGCCAAAGTCGGAAAGGAATACACCTGTTGCGCCTACTGGCTTACCGTTCCATGGTTTTATTAATCTTAGTTTCATAATTATCTTTTCATTCTTGCCATAAAATCAACTGACATCCAATATACATTTAGCGTAGGATTATATACCTGTGAATCGCTGGACATATATTTAATGGTTTGCACTTCAACTCCATTTACAGTCCCTACAAACCTATCAAGGCTATTTCTTATGTTGTTTGCGAGTTCTTGCGTAGTATCATAGCTTTGAGTATAGCAATCAATTTGAAATTGCACTTCCTCTAAGTTACTTTGTCCATCCTTGTAATCAACTGGGAGAGAGTTTACGATAGTATAAACACAGAAAGGATATTGCACATCCTGAGGTGTTAAATCAGGATATATTTTTTGCCCAACAATCGCTATAACTGTAGGTTCTGCACTTAACCTTCCATATATTACTTTTCCTATCATTCCCAAAACTTTTTAGGATACATCTTAACTACTTCTTTTGCCTCTGCTACCATCTTAGGATAAACAACAGATGCAGACATGTTTTTTGCTTTTAAAACTATTTTTTGCCTCCATGCTTTGGCAGAGCCGTAAACCATGTGAGCGTAAAAGCCATCGTATTTTTGTTCACTATTTAAAGTAGAACCTATTGGTTGTGCTAAATAATGAGGACCAATTGCTCCACTATTCCACTTGTATTTTTTTAATAATTGGCTTAAACCTTTTATTGATCTTTGAAGGTTACCAGGCTTAACTATATATCTATAATCAGCATTACCTCCAGACTTTCCTACACCTTTAGCAAACGTACTTATTTTATGTTCTTTTTTAGATATAGGAATAAGAGACTTATATACATTTATTGCAGCAGGCATTCCAGCATTAATAACATCCATCCTTTTATCAATGGTTATTTTACTTAATATATCATTAAGTTCTATAACAGTTTCAGCTAGGCCATTAGCAAAAATACCTCTTGTCTTAGCACCTATTCCACTTGCTCTTTTTAACCTTGATATTTGGCTCTGCGTGATATAAGTCATTGTAAAAATTTAAATAGGAGAACACATAAGCATTCTCCTATTATTTAAGCAACTGTTAGCGTTAAAGCACTTGTGTTAAACTTAACCTCATCACCAGATGCAATTGTTTTAGCAGTTGTCAAAGCACCATAAAAAAGTAAATTACCAGCTGCAGATGCATCCCATACCGCAACGTGAGTAGCAGATGCAGTAGCTGTTGCACTTGATGTAATAGTAAAAGCAGATGCATTCGTAATTGTACCATTTCCTCCTGTACCTCTTGTCCAAGAACCTGCACCAGATGCAACTTGGTATCTTGTAAAAAGAGCAGTACCACCGGATCCTGCGTCTGTTGGATCACCATTATACAACTGTACAAAAGTAGCAGTTGGAGCAGTTGCAAAAGCAGTTCCTGCAATCCATCCTGTTATTTGGTCTTCCAAATAATTTGAAAAAGCCGCCATAGTTTATTAGTTTAAATTATTTAAAATTAGTTCTCTTTTTTTGTTCTGCTTATCCACTCTAAGCACATCGTTTAAATACTCTCTTCCCTCCTTCACTATCGCCTCTCTGTCAAAGTCCTTGTTTTTAATTGCCTCCATAACATCGCCAAACTTCTCATACTTTATTACACCTGGAATGTTGTACTCTGGTATTCCCTTTGGCGCAATCGTTACTCCGCCAGCTACTAACATTTCAATGGCAAATATATTACTCTTTGCAAAGTTAAAATTGTTTTTGAGTAACGGAAATAAGCCGTAGTGACATTGGCTATTGTTTAATGTTTCAAAGTAGCCAAATAGACTACTATTCCATTCCTTTGTTTTTACCTTTGGAAACAAGTGAGCCATAATAAAATCTTGTATGCCAAGCATGGCAACATCGCAGCTTTCATCTTCCGCTAACTCATTTATATAACTTGCTATACTACCTATGTCATCTAAGTGATGCATGGAGCCTCTCCAAATAAATCTTATCTTATCTTCTATCTTAGGCACTGGCATAAATGGCTGTATGATTGGATTCCATCCATTATTTATAACTGTGCTTGCAATGCCTTTGTGATATGGCATATAATACTTTTGCAAGGCATGAGTAGAATAAATAATGTGGTTAGCAAACTTAAAACAATCCTCAACCGTTTTACGCATTGCCTCATGGCTTAATCCAATATGTGCAGGATTAGTGCGTGTTGTTTCGTGCAGATTATCGTCATGGTCAATAATAATCTTTTTGCCCATCCTTTTACATTCTCTTAGCATTTCAAAGTAAGCCATACCATTCGGAGATTTAGCCACTACTACATCAACATCCATTAATTCATACCACTTTGCACTTTCAATGGCAAGGTATCTTATATCATGCCCCATGTAGGCATAGCAGCCAACTGTCCGGTAAAAGTCGGTAGCAGGAGAGTTGATGTTTGTAAAAATTGCTATTTTCATCGTGTTAGGTTTATTTCTTCCCAGTTGCCTGTTTCCTCATTCCATTGATATAACTTACCATCATTTGGATAAGGTATTGGCGATTGCCATAAGCAACTAAATTCGTCTAATTTCCATGATGGAAAAGGTTTTGGAGGAATAAAAGCATCCCTAATGCTATCGTAATAATAGCCTATTCCAGCATGATTTTTTCTAAACGCTTTATTTTGGTCAATGTCTGGTACTCCATTATTATAATAAATTCCTCCTATTGTATTGTATGATGTTTTTTTCCAAACATCATTTGTTTGATATATTTTATTTAAAAAATCAACACCAATTTGTTCGTCTTCTATACCATTAATAGTAAATATCTCATTTATAAGAGATACTCCTTGTATTACAAAATTATCATTATTTAATTTTACAAATGTACCCATATTAACTAAACTTTATTGAACCAGAACCATTAAAGGTAAAAATAAAGTATATGCCACTTATTGACCTTGTACCACCGCTATAATCGGCTGAATTAGCAATGTCAACAGTTGAACGAATAATTACAACCCCTTTGCCACCAGCACCAGATGTTGAACCAGATTGAACACTAACCGCACCACCACCGCCTCCACCAGTATTTACACCACCAGCACCACCATTATTTAAAGTACCAGCATTACCACCATTTGAACCACCTGCACCTCCTGTACCAGCATTTGATTCATTTTTTGCACCACCACCACCTCCGCCACCAGCACCACCAGCACCGCCAGTAATAGCAGTTGAACCAGAATTATAATTACCACCACCACCACCACCAGCACGAGTTAATGATGTGCCAGTTATTGATGAAGATATACCATCACCACCTTTATATGCAGTTGTTTGATGATTACCGCCAGAACCAGCTTGACCAGCACCACCACCGCCATTTGCAGTTGCTGTGCCACTATAATTTGTTGTTCCTGAATCACCACCCTTAAATCCTTGAACAGGACTTGAAGATGCAGAGCCGCCAGTTGCACCAATTGTATTTCTTGGTGAAGCGCCACCACCAGAACCACCAGTTCTGCCATTACCATCTGCCCATCTACCACCACCACCACCACCAACAGCAGTAATTGTAGTTATTCCAGTACCACTTATACTTGAATTATTGCCATCATCTCCACTATCAGCAGTTGTTCTTGCTACTCCACCATCTCCAACCGTAATTGTGTATGTGTTACCTTTTGTTAAAGTTAATAAAGACTCCGCACTTCCTCCACCTCCAGTTAATTCACCAGATACACTTGAACGATAACCACCAGCACCTCCGCCACCACCTATTTGACCTGCGCCACTACCACCACCAGCAATTACAAGGTATTCAACGGTCACCGTAGGCGCAGCCGCAGTTAATGTCGCATTTGTCACCGTTGCCGCTCCGCTTACACTTGCCACAATATTCTTAGCCGTTGTAATTGCCGCAGCGGTTGTGCCATTTGCAGTTACCGAACTTTCAAGCGTTGCCGTTCTAAACAATTCAGCATTTGTTACAGAACCAGCAGCCATTAGCGATGAAACAAATGTAACACCAACACCAGCCTCAACGCTTGTCTGTGCAGTTGCAGTCATTTCTGCAGAGATAATCCTTGTTATTTGTGCATCAACTGTTGTCTGTGCCGTAGCGTTTAACTCGGCATTAACTGTGTATGATAATGTAGCATTTGCCGATGTGTTAGCCGTAGCATTTGCAGCTGCGTTAACTGGTATGGTTAACTGTGCAGCACTTTGTGTGTTAGCCGTTGCACTAACACTTGCCTCAATCACTTTGGTAAGTGTAGCATTTAATACAGTTGATGCACTGGTACTTGAACTACTTACTAATGTAACTGTACGTTTAATTTCAGCCGCAACAGTGCCTAATGCATTCAATGCAGCATCAACACTAACAGAACCTTGTGTTACAACATCAACAGCAGCCGATGTCGTAGCATTTGCATTTAGTGTACTTATTAATGTTTTGCTCACCAAAGCATCACCAACTAAAGTAGCATTTGCATTTAGTGTACTATCTATATTTATAGCTTTTGTCACCGCAGCAGCTAAAGTGCCATTTGCCGTAACATCGCTATTAATTTGTATCACTTTTGTAGCATTGGCAGAAAGATTGCCAGATGCGGAGAGGGAAGCAGCCGCCAAGACTTGACCTTGTTGGCTAACAACTATTTCAGCGTTCGTAGTTGCTATGGCATTCATAGCCGCAAGCACATTATGTATTACCTTAACATTGGAAGATAGGCTTGCGTTGGCTGAAAGAATGGAGGCAACGGAAACACCGGTAAGAATATAGGAGTCGTAGAATTCGCCTTGAAAACTTATAAATCTTCTATCGTGACTTACCTTTATATTTCGTACTTGGTATAGTTTATCATTCCAAATAATACGACTTTCTTCATCTATGCCTGTCGTATATCTTATTGTAAAGTCGCTTATATTTTTAGCAGTATTCTTTCCATCAATCACCGTTTCATTTGATGGAGGTAACTTGCTTTCGGCATTCGCCCAAACTGTGGCACTGTCTGCCCATGACTCTTGGGCAAATCCTGTATCTGATTTTGAACGCGTGACATTTTGGATAGTAATCCGATCACGCATTCGACCAATAATTTCATTTTTGTTATACTTCATTTAGAAATATTGAACTCTATATTGGTCAAGTAAATATTGAGATGCCGTAGGTAATTTTCTAACGTAATCTTGTCTATTCTCGTATGTATCAGCTATCATTAATAAAATAGCTTGTCTAATTTGGTATGGTACACCGCTACTTTCTGTATCGTAGCCAGCCGTATAAGTAATCGTAACATCATTTATATTTCCATAAAGTGTTGGCCATGTCTTGCCGTAGCCAAGCGTTAACCTTGCAGGCTTATTAAATGTGTCAACGACATAATTAGTTGATGCAAAGGTTTGCGTAGTATTTTGGCTATCTGCGTACTGGAAATTAGTAACTGCAATAACTGGAGATACACTAAGGTAAATAGTAGGATTTGACAACCTATCAAATTTCTCCGTTATTGTTTGTGTTATTAATGCTTGGTTAAGATAACTCTCTGCCACCATCCTTGCACCTTTAATTAAAGTATTTATCATTGTGTCCTCGTTTGAGTCATCAATCTT